TAACCCTAAATTAAGGTTACTAGCGAATTTTGTGGGTTTCTGCAATGGATAATCATAGTTGTTGTACCTTGTCAAATTAAAGTATGGTAGCTTAAAACCTATGACATCCTCAATGTATTTCCACAATCGACCACTAGCCGGGTTCTCGATGATAAAATACATTGGCTCATATCTCTTGATGATTTCGATAGTATTGAAAGCCGTCAGCTCTCCATTTACTCGTTTCATAAATTGGCGGCCATACTTGTAGTTTTGGTAAGCTTTATCATAATCTGAATTATTCCTGATGGTAAACATACTGGCCTCTTTCTGAGGAACAAACAGGCTGTCTGAGAGGTCTTCCTGTTTCCAGCAGGCATTGCCTTCAAACATAGCACTAGCATTACTCCAACTTTCGCATGGTGGGCTGGCTATGATTAGGTCAGGTTTAGGCAATTTATTCAATTCATCAAAAAGCGTATTGTTCCCAAACAGACGACTGTAGTCCGCTAAATTCAGATTGATAAAATGATTGTTCTTATTTTCTATATCAATTCCAATTGGATATATGTCAATGTTAGCCCCCCCCCGAACTATTCAGGGTGGCCGCACCTTTAGTGTAGCTCCCATTTCCACTGTCAAACAGTGCCCAGACAGTCATTTTAGTATCAGACATCGGCACACCTCTCAGAATGGCAAATCGTCATCGCTGATATCCAATGGGTTTGCGTTACCGTATGGGCTGTTTTCTCTTGCAAAGTTTGGCCCTTGTTGTTGCGGTGCTTGCTGACCATAAGGCCCTGCATAGCCGTTGCTATTGCCAAAAGTTCCCGATGTATTGCCTTGATTAGCACTGCCGCCTTCACGAGCCGCACGGCTTTCCAACATTTGGAAGTTCTCAGCGACTACCTCAGTTACATACACTCTTTGGCCTTGCTGATTCTCGTAGCTACGAGTCTGAATGCGTCCAGTAATACCAATCAATGCGCCCTTCTTAGCCCAGTTAGCCAAATTCTCAGCTTGCTGGCGCCAGATAACACAGTTGATAAAGTCTGTTTCACGCTCGCCGTTAGCGTCCTTAAAATTGCGGTTAACAGCAAGACTGAATGTAGCTACTGCGATGTTACTGGTCGTGTAGCGTAGCTCTGGGTCACGAGTTAAGCGACCAACTAAAACAGTTGAATTAATCATTGATTTTCTCCTAAAATTTCATAATTCACAAAGTTATCATCAAGCAACTTAGCGAATTGATGCCATTGTTGCTCACCACCGTGGAAGGTTAGTGAAAGATTGACCTTGTAAGGCTCAACGGGTTTACTAGTTGCTTCTTCGATGGGTTTTATATCTTCGATAACCTCGCCCGTTTCAGCATTGACCGCTTTGATTTCCTCGTTAGCTGACTGTTTAGCCATTGCTTCAATTTCTGCTAGGCGTGCCGCTTCTGCTTTTTGTTTGGCTTCCGCTTGCTGCTTGCGCTCAATAGCTGCATCACGGTCTTTTTTCATTTGTTTGAGGATTTCAACTAGAGGTGTATCGTTGTTTAATGCTCTAATATATGGCTCCGCTGGCAACTCATAATCAAGCGCTTGTTCCTCAATCATGGCAATGTTGGCCTTGTATTCTTCAAGTCTGTCATACTCAGCCAAAACCAAAGCGTCGATTTCTTCGATGGTTTCTTTTTTGAGTTCCATCTTCTTGTCTTTGAAATACTTCTTCAAAGAATAGCCGTCGTACTTGTCCTTAAACGTGTCCTTGTCTAGTCCTGCCAGCTCGCATTTTTCTTCAAATACCGCTCTAACATGGTCAGCTCGGAGCATTGTTTGATGATTGTCAATTTCATCGCGTTTTGCACGCAACTTGTCCACAAGCTCCTGTAACGGCTTGCGTGATTTCTTCAAATTGTCCTCAAATTCTGTGAGTGGGTCCTTATAGATTTTTGAAATCTCTTTGCGTTTTCCATCTAGCTTGTCGTCAAGCCCTTTGTAGCGTGTAATTTCTTTCTTGATGTCGCTATATCCAAGCTGGTCCAGTTGCTCGTCTGATAACTCGCTAACTGCCGCTTGGATAGCTTTATCAAATGCTTCAAAATCAAAGTTAATCGTTCCCGGCGTATAGACCGGTTCGATTGTTTCAAGAAAATTGTTTGTTACGTCCTTCATGTCTAGTTTCCTCTTCTTTTGTTGATTTCCTCTTGAATGTCGTTGACCACAATTTCAAGTCCAGGCACTAGCAACTCATGGAAATCATTGAGTTTATATTTCTGTAAATAGTAGTTTTCGATAAATTCCAAGTCTTTGCCGCTCAACAAAGCTAGCTCATTGAGTTGCTGCATAATAAGGTCATGCTGTTCGTTGCTAATGAAGTTAGGTTGTTGATCGCTTCTTGACTTGTAGCGTGCTTGTTGCGGTTGTTGTTTTTGATGTGGGTGAGGGTTGTGAGTTTGGTTTTGTTGGAAACTATCCTCAGACACTTCAAGCTGGTCAACATCCTGGTCACCAATAGCAAACAATGACTGTAAGGCATATTTCCCGGCGTATGATTGCACCGCTCCTGTCCATTGCGGCTCAGTCATTTGTTTTAAGTCCCCGTTTCGAGTTTTTAAAATCGGTACGGGAGACAATTCAGCAAACGCTACCGATTCCACTTTTGCCTCTTTACTAAAAGCCGTAGCGGTGGCTTTGACGTAGGTTTTTTCCATAACTACAACTAAGTCATAATCAACAACGACACCCCAGCAAGATTTCAAACTCTTGAATGTGTTGTAAATATCTTCAGCACTTCTTGAAGCGTACTTTGCATTTCGCTCTTGTTTTTTTTCAAGTTGCATCCGTTGTTGCAACTCTGTGAATGTCATTTCTTCCATGTCATATCCTTTTTAAATGCCCCTAATTCTCAAATTTTGGGGGTTATTTGCCGTTTTACCGTTTCTCTAGTGTAATTGTGCCACTAGATTATTTAGGGCGGTTACAAGCGATTTTAGAGCCATTTCTTGCCCTTTGACTTTTTTAGGTGCCATAGCTCCTTTTTGAGCTTCCTGTTCTCTTGAGCTAGTGACAAGATTCTGTCTTGCTGACTATTGATAATCTCGCCCAGCTCACGACCTAAATTCATGTACTTGTGCCGCCATCGGCTGTCAACTTCGTATGTTTCTCGTTCCATGTTTAATGCCTACCCTCCCACCACTTCAACGTTTAATTAGTTATCTTCTTTTTCGTTGTACTTTTTAAATCCAAGAGTTAGAGCAGTGATACCTGCTGCGATTACTACGAGTCCAAGAGTTGACATGATACCTTCTTTTTCACCGGTATTTGGAAGCGTACCACCATAGACGGACGTATTTACCACCTCAGACGGCTCAGAATCGAGTTTATAACTTACCATGGTGGATTGTGTCGCTTTGTCATTAGCACGCTCTACGCTCGTTTTAGGGGCCTTTTCTGGCGTGCTAGGTTTTTGAGGTGTCACTGGTTTTTCTGGTTCCTCTGGAATGTGCAATTCTGGCAAGTCCAAGATAGGAGCATCGTTTGGAATCACGCCACCTTCGAATGGTGGGAGTTCACGCTCTTCTGGAATTCCCGGAATACCGCCTTCAAATTCTGGCTTTTCGTATTTTGGAGCTTCATTTGGCACTGTGCCGATTGGCTCAGTGTACTCTGGCAATTCTCGCACCTCTGGAATTCCGGGGATGCCAGCGTCAAACTCTGGAATGTCAACTTTTGGCGCATCGTGTGGGATTTCAAAAGTTGGCTCTGGCTTGTTATCGCCAGACGCATCGCCTTTACCTCCTACTAATTGAATTTTTTGATATGCAACAGCACCGTCTGACTCAGCTTTTAGTTCAATTTTGTTAGTAGGGTTGGTACTATCCTTAACAGCATTTACAAGTTTGGTCTTGTAGTACAAGTAAACCATGTGGTCTAAACGGTCCATTTTGATTTCAAATCCATGCTCTGATTTTGAGATAGACTTAACCAAGTCCATAGCTGAGCCTTTGTCAATCCAAGGATCTAAACTTTCAATATTCTTGATTTCAAAGTAGTTATCGACCAACTTTTGGTTTTCGCTCATCGTGTCAATGATAGCGACATTGTTCAAAATACGGTGAGCATAATTGACACGAGCTGTCCAGTTGATAACAGTAGGGTCTTCTTTGTCTTGTTCTCCCCACTTGGTAATAAGTTCATCTTTACCAATAACTCCCTCTTTGCCAACATTGGCAGTTACAAGTGTTCCGTTAAAATTGACTGTAATCGGCTTGCCCGGTACAACTTTATCCGTCCAGCTCGCATCAAGCTCGAGGCTCATGCTCTTATTTAGAGGGTGATTCTTAAAGTAATCGTTAAATACAGTAGTTACTTTGTTAGCTGTTGCATCCGCTGTTGCTTTACCAACAACAGCATTTTCTGGATTGAGATCGGAAGAGCACACGTCTGAACTCCAGTCACGCCAATA